GAGGCATGGTCGGGCTATCTGCCAACGCGTATTATCGTATACTCGAACGAGGCGTTGCAATTAACCGAGAACAGTAACGCGCTCACCGGTCGTATGTTGGTGCTACGCATGACCAAGTCATTCTACGACAACGAGGACACCGACCTGTTTAATAAGCTATCCGGCGAGTTGGCCGGTATCTTTAACTGGGCGATGGCCGGACTTGATCGCAGACTGGCGCGTGGTGGGCACTTCATACAACCACAGTCAGGGCGTCAGTTGTTGCTGTTGATGGAGCAGTTGGGCAACCCACTGAACTCATTCGTGGAGGACACGTTTGTGTTTGACCCAGTCTCGCAGGTTAAGAAGGACGACGTGTTCCTATGTTGGAAGAGGTGGGCGCTTAAACGTAGTTTGCCACCTGGCTCGGAGATGTCATTCAAGCGCAGGTTCTTGGCCGCGACACAGGAGAAACGCATCGAGGCAGGCGAGAGCCGATCCGAAGGTAGCCGTACCCCGATCTACTTGGGACTACGGTTTAACACATCGGCCGGCGAGTACTTAAAAACAGTTGAAACATTTGAAACGGAAGGATATTGATGGACAACAAAGATGAGATGATGTTTTTTGCGGGGCTCGCATTGATGGGGTTAGTTGCGCGCGGAGAGGCACCAAGCTCCGCGTCTCAACAGGCGTGGCAGTACGCGGAGTTTATGATGGCGCACAAGCCTAATGAAAAAGTTTAACTTTAGGAGGACCACCCTGCGCACTGGCTTTACTGAAATCTTTGGCGGGGTGGGCCACCGGCGCACTGTATTTATTAGTAAGACCGATAAGCCAATTCATTATAGGCGAACTCGGATGCAGATGTACCGCAGGGCCTCGCAGGGGTGGCGTAACCAAACCTACGGGCGCCTGTGTGCTTTAAAGATATACGTAAGGTTTGGCAAACGTACACCATCGAGGAGGTTTGGGTTATGAACACACCTGACAAGTGGGTAATGGTCGAGGTAATTGCTGGAGACACGCATCTCTACCGCGTGTTTGGTTGCTGGTATGGTGGCTACGCCGGATCAGACTCGTGGCAGATGAACAGTGGCGTCGTGGGCGTAGATGAAGAGAAACAATACTACGACTTTCATGGCGCCTCGGGGTCTGTGTACCGGTGCTACAAACATAATTATGGCTCACACCTGTATGGCGCATCGGTGCTCAATAACCTAATCGCCAAAGCAAAGGAGCAGGGCACCACGATCAACATCATGCCGGAAAAAACAAATTGGAAGGAGTTAGTATGTACCGCACAGTGAAAGAGTACGAGGACGCAGTTAACCGCACACCAATGACCGACGAAGAGATCCGTGTAATGATCACGACGTTAAACAAAACAAACAAGATGTGGAACATGCGTGATTTTGTCAGAACAGTTGAAGAATATCATGGGATAAAAAATGAAAGTTAAAATGATCGACCCACCCAAGGGATGGCTGTATGGATTTCCTAAAGAGATACCGGAGGACATCGACAACACCACCGAATGGTTAATTGACAATGGTTATCCTGAGAAGTTAATTAAAGACTTTGGGGATGCTTTTTATGTACGTGGTTGGTATGAGGAAATAGAATGAAACCAACCGATGAGTATAAAGTCTGCTCGTTAGAAGAGGCAGAAAAATTTGCGAAGAGGAGAAAAATGAATAAACCAAATTATGTAGCAGAGGCACCGTACCAACCAGGTTACGAGGATGCCGTAGTCACGGAGCCAAAGCCATTTTTATCCGGAATCTACAAGTCAAAACCCTTGAGCGATGAGGAAATAGAAAAAATATACCAAGAAGTAGTTAAGCAACCAAATTTTATGATGCTTGGTGATACTCAAAGATTTGCTCGAGCAATAGAAGAAAGGCACGGAATAAAATGAAACGAAATAAGAAAAAACTATCTACCCCAGTCGCGTATACGGACGGCTTTGAGTTTTACACACCTGAGCAATACCACGGCTTTGATGAGGATTTACAAGAAGACTTGGTGCCACTGTACACGCGCCCACAAAAAGCAAAAGACGACTTTAGATTTACGATTAGGACACTCAGCGAGAACGAAGACGGCTCGGCTAATTGTGAGGTAGACATGGACGACTACACCAAGGGCAAGCTGATCGAGATCGGCGTCATAGCAATTTTAAAAGAACACATCGCACAGGAGAAAATGAAACATGCAAAAGAAGCCGCCGTTTAAAGTAGTCTTTGACGAAGGTGTGTTTGATGATCTTGCAGAGGACGCAGACCTGACACAGGAAGAGCTCGACGCGTTTATCGCCGGCATCTTTGAGTTGGCAGAGAGCGGAGAGATAATCGATTACTCCACGCCAGTAGAAGAGTTACCTGAAGAGGAGCAGGCCGAGATCATTAGCATGCTTGAGCACAAACAAAAGAAGACGAGGCACTGATGAAAAAGTATGACTACTACAAACTAGACGTCGGTTTTTATCCTGACGTGATGAAGGTATGCTTTTCAAACACTGTATTCCAACAGATCCTAAAGGACCACAAGGTCACAATGAAGGCCGAGGCATTAGACATTGGCGTAGCGGAGACGCACCTAATCGGCGACGGGCAGGACGCGTTGGTTATCCTAGTGTTTAACTTAGAGGCACTTACCGACGGCATCGACGAGGTAGTTGGCGCGATTGCGCACGAGGTAAGTCACGCAATTGATCACTTGGCCGAGTACATCGGTGAAGATGATGGCATCAAAGGTGAGACGCGCGCCTACCTTAGCGAGTCACTGGTACGACAATTGTTTAAGATAACGATGGCGGAGAAAAACAATAATGCTAGAAAAGCAGATCGAAAAATATCTCGTAAAAAAGGTAGCACAAAGCAAGGGCCTGACGTTCAAGTGGCTATCCACAGTGACGGGGGTGCCGGATCGGCTAGTGTTTCTGAACAATCAGGTCCACTTGGTGGAGCTAAAGACGGGAACCGGCCACCTATCGCCTAGGCAGGTCCTAGTGTTTGACCAGCTCGGCGAGGCCGGCTTTCCGGTATACATACTACGATCATACGACGATATTGAGGAGTTTATCCGTGAAACTACAACACCTTAAAATATACTATCAAAACGCCAGGAGTCGAGCAATAAGAGACAATGTGCCATTTAGTCTTACTTTGCAAGATTTGATGGACATTGCCACGGACGAGTGCCCAATTTTTAAAACACCTTTTGTTTGGGGTGAATCTAAAATGGGAAAAGGCAAAACGCGCCCAGACACTCCAACCCTAGACCGCATACTACCTGAACTAGGTTATATTAAAGGTAATGTTGCATTTTTATCATACCGCGCTAACAGAATTAAAGACAATGGCACAATGCAAGAGCACTACGCAATCGCCGATTGGATTTGGGAACAGACACATGCTAAAAAGAAATCAACTACACCAGTACCAACAAAACTTGATATCAATGGCGATGCAGACGCCAAACGTCGGGCTCTTTTTGCCGCCAGGCTTGGGGAAGACCGCGACGACGCTAACGATTATCGCGGAGCAGTTCAAGGGGAAAACTCTTATCGTAGCGCCAAAGAGGGTTGCTGAAACAGTATGGGACACGGAGGCAAAGAAATGGGAACACCTGCAACACCTAAAGATAGCAAAGATACTCGGGACACCGAGTCAACGGTTGACAGCGTTGAAGAGTTCTTCGAACGTGTACGTAGTCAATCTCGAGAACTTGATCTGGTTGTTGGATCAACCGTCGATGCAGTTCAACAATCTGATAATCGACGAGTCGAGTCGCTTCAAAGACCCTTCGACGAAAAGATTCAAGAGCTTGAAAAAACACTTAAAGAGCTTCGAGAGGCGTATTATTCTGACAGGCACCCCTACCCCCCAGGGGATGGGTGATCTCTGGTCCCAGGTGGGTATATTGGACTTAGGGAGCCGTTTAGAGACGTCCCTGACCCGGTTCAGAGATAAGTACATGGAGCCGGACCAAGTCAACCGCCATACACGCGTGGTATATAGCTGGAGGATAAAGAAAGGCATGGAGAAGGTAATTCAGGACAAAATCGCGGATATTTGTTTTAGCCTAAAGGCCGAGGATTATTTGACACTACCGAAATTAACCGAACTGTATCACAAGGTAGACATAACCATCGCAGAACGTAAACAATACGACACACTTAAGAAAGACATGGTCGCCAACATTGGATCGGAGACAATCACCGCGCCAACGGCCGCAGCACTGGCCGGTAAGCTATTGCAGTTCACATCCGGCGCAGTCTACGCAGAAGATGGGTCGTGGCAGGAAGTCCACCGCGCCAAGCTGGAGTACCTTGAGTCGATCATGGAGGAGTCCTCGGCGCCCACGCTGGTGTTTTATCACTTCAAGCACTCACTGCAACGGATCCAAGATCAATTCCCCCACGCAGTGGTGCTAGACGATAATAACATCCAGGCATGGCGCGATGGTAAGATCCGCATGCTATTAGCCCACCCGCAGTCTGGTGGCATTGGCTTGAACTTACAGTGCAACGTAGGTGAAACGGCGCAGACCGTTTGGTATGACCTGCCGTGGAGTTCAGAGAACTACATACAGGCCAACGCACGGATCTACCGCCAAGGCCAAGAGAAACCCGTCATTATCCACCACCTAGCTGTATCCAACAGCATCGACGAGCAGGTAATTAAGGTATTGGACGGAAAAATAAATTTGCAGGACGCCCTGCTAAACGCCCTAAATTTTGCATTAGTATAATACAAGGAGAAAAAATGACAGACTTAGAGCTTATAGAATTGATGAACGGTATTGTCAAACTGGCCAGGCCCGTAAGTTCTGACGATTTAAAGTTAGACAGCCTAGACGTATTGATAAAAGACACCGGGCTTGACAGCCTTGATTTTTTAATGGTTGGCGTGTACCTATCCGACGTATACGGGGTATCTGAGGAGGTAGTTAAAGAGATGAAGATGACGCCGGAGAGCACCGTACGTGATTTCATTAAGTACATGCAGGACAATAAAACCAAAGAGCCCGCGAGTGTAAAAGACGCACTAGAAAGTATCCAGTGAGCATTTATTTAACAGACTACCGCACAGCGCACGCGACGCACGTTGACCTCTTTGATGAGATGGCGTACCCACAACGGGCGTATTGGTTTCCTGAGCTGTTTGCAAAGAAAGACACCGGCTTGATCTACGTGCCACACAAATTAGCTGAGAAAGTTTTGGATGTGCAATTACTAAAATCCCTCCGCGATAGAGCCGGTAAGACTGCGTTTATTTTTGCTTCCGGAAATGCGCACCTTGCCGGCATCAATCCATACGCTATCAAGAAAAGTCGTTTGACCTATGATTACAAACTGTTACCGCTCACGTTAACACAGGTCTACGCGGGGCGTATTGCTCAGTCGTGTGGGGCGGATGATCTTGTAATAACCGACGCCAGCGCGTGTGCGTCCAGCCTCAAAGTTATGTCTGACGTATGTCAGCTAATGACATACCAGGGGTTTGATCGGGTGTGCGTGTTGGGCGTAGAAGACACCATCAACGACAAAGTATTGCATTTCTTTGGTGAGTCAGGCGCGTGCTTAACCGCCGATAAGGAAGAGCAGGGCATCAAACCATCGGCGTTTGATAAACACAACGGCGGGTTTTATATTGGGCAGGGCGCCGTGTTTGCCGTGTTTGAATCAGAGCGCGTAGCACAGAACGCACAGGCCAGGTTGTTAGGCGCGGGTGTGGCGAGCGAAAGAAGTACCAACGCTATTGGCCAACGAGACGACGGTGAGGGGTTTGTTAGGGCCTCGGCGCTAGCATTAAAGAACAGTAACACAAGCCCAGGGGAGATCACAATTGTTAAAACGCATGGTACAGGGACTAAGTCAAATAACGTGTCTGAGAAAGCGGCTCTACAGGCGCTGTTTCATACGCCGTTTATTGCGACGTCATTCAAACAACGCATAGGTCACACAATGGGCGCGTCGGGTTTACTGGAGACCTGTCTGTTGTTAAATAGTTTAAAGTCTGGCATTGTACCGGCCATACCAAACCGGACCGAACAAGACCAGGTGTTTTTATCTGAGCCCATGGTGATAAAACGCAAGCCTAAGATTTTAAGTTTGGCGGCAGGTATGGGAAACATTTACGCAGCAGCAATTTTTGATACGGCAGTATGAGAAAAATAACAATATATAAAGTTAGCGCAACGGCCCCGCGACTCAGCGATGAGGACCCGGACCCAATCGAGCAGGACGAAAGCGAGGGCATCTCCTCAACTATTATCGAGGGGTGGCTACCCTGGGACCCCGAGGATATTTCTGACATACGTCGACTGATTGAAGAGAAGTTACCACCCAAGCAACAGTTTATTATTGAATCATTTTTAGATGGACTAAGTTATACAGACGTATGCGTAACAGAAAAATACTGGCGCTATCATTTTGCTAAGGGCATCGAACTTATCAGGAAGGAGTTAAAGCTATGAGCCACTTTATTGTGGAGTATTTATACAAGGACAAGTACATGATGGAAACGCTGATGGGCGTCGAAGACATTGACCTGAGCCACAGCCGGTTTGAGAAGTTGATGGGCGTCTGGCAGTGCGAGACGATGGACGAGGTAACTACGATGCAAACACACCTAAGGGAGATGAGACGTGAACGATCCAGTAAACAAGCCTAAGCACTACACAGAGCATCCCAGTGGTGTAGAGTGCATACAGATCACCGAGCACATGGGCTTTTGTTTGGGTAACGCAGTAAAATACATTTGGCGCGCCGACCTTAAGAATGACGCAGTTGAAGATCTACGTAAGGCACGGTGGTACCTTGATAGAGAAATTGAACGGAGATTAAAATGATTACAGGTATTGGAGTGACACTAATGATTACGGGCATACTGGCATACAGCGTGGCGGATAATTTTAAACCAGACTGCGCGCCCTGGAAACGATTAGTTATCAATTGCATTATCACACTTGGCGCGACACTAACATTGATGGGAACCTTTTTATGATCCAAGGATTAACTATTACGGTAGACTGGGACACGGCCGACGCAATTATGGAGGCACACCTACTAGATACGTATCACTCATTGACTGACAACATAAAGGTTTTAAAGTCTAAGAAGAAACTAAAAGACTTTGAACAAGAAGACCTAGAGCAGTTTGAGCGCGTGCTCGAGAGCATTGAGGTTGTTGGCTCGTGGTATGTATATGACTTTGACAAAAAGAAACGGAAGAAAAAGAAATGAACCTATGGAGCGAGTACGATCGGTTTGAGTTGGAGCAAGACATCATTAAGTGCGCCCAGATCGAGGACTACCTAGATGAGTTCTTACGGCAGTACTTAGATAAGCCCGAGCACATGACAGAGGACGAGGTATATAACTATATCAGCGGGATTAAGTACGCCGCAAAACTTCAGAACCAACGGCTGTGGGATGGGTTCGAGCAGATGGTGCACAACGGGCACTTTGTGCAACTAGCTAAGTATAAGCCGGATGTAGACGTAGAGCTTAAAATAAAGAAAGGTAAAAAATGAAACAAGAGCTATTAGATGATTTTAATGTGACGCTGGAATTTTCTGTAAAGGAAATTAATGCACTGTTAAATGTGTTGGCGCAGTCACCATTTATCCAGGTGGTTGGCTTTATTAACGAGATCCAGACACAAGCCGGCCCACAGGTCGAGCAGGCAAAGAACAGCCTAGAGGCCGTTGAGAAGGCGCAAAAAGATGAAACTTAAAGATTTGTTAGACAGAGCCGGTATCCGTAACGATATAGATAAGGCACTGGCAGACAAAGAGGCGGCCAAGGAGAAGCAGATCCAGGAGATGGCCGGGGCAGTAACCCGCCTAATCATCAACGAGTCAATTAAGGAAGCCAAAGCTCGCGCTGCAGAGCGTGACAGGCTATTAATTAACCCAGATGGGGCGGAAAAGAAGTAGATTTTGCATTAGTAGATATAGGGCAAGTAATCTATCGGGAGATACATGAAAGTCCTATTTTACATACACAAACACAGGAGATTTACAATGAACCCTTTTGAATTACGATATGATTTACTCAAGACCTCCAAGGAGTTCTTAACCGAGCAGTACAACGCCCAGTTAAAGGCGTGGGAAGTGGCAGACGAGGCAGGTAAAAAACTGCTCGAAAACGCGCCAAAGTTCCCCACAATGCACGAGATCATTGACAACGCCGTGGAGATGAATAAGTTCATCAGCACCACGATCGAGGCACAATTGGTCGACGGCGTTAAGCGCTTTAATCGTATCACAGCAGTATTTTAATACCCGTTGCGACTTTTTAGCAGAGGTTTGCAAGAAAGTCGCGACTTTTTAACATGGGGTAGGTATAGTTTCGACGAGGGGCCAAGGCTGATATGCAACCCAGCGGACCACGGGGCAGTACCGTGCTACTCCACCAAACACATGACAACAAAAGACGTCTTCTATTTAACAACCGTACCAATCGCTTTGTTTGTAACCTATAAGTTACTATTAGAGCTTTGGTGCATAACTTACGGGATATTTTATGGCAGCTAAACCTGGCCTCTATGCCAACATCCAAAAAAAGCGTGAACGTATCAAGCAGGGATCCGGCGAGAAGATGCGCAAACCTGGTGACCCTGGCGCGCCTACATCCAAGGCATTTAAAGATTCTGCAAAGACAGCTAAAAAATAATGAAAAAAGCACCAGCAAATAAAAAAAAGTTTACCGAGGAAATGGCTAAAACCGTTTTAGAACTCGGGCAACATGGCGCGTCCCAAAAAGCTATGTATGCGGCAATTGGCATTAGCAAAGCCACCGCGGCTAAATGGAAGCAAGACGATCCATTCTTTGCTGAAACCATGGACATGGCCACAACCTACGGCCAAGCGTTCTGGGAAAACATGATGTTGGCTAATATTGACAACAAAGCGTTTAACAGTCGCGTTGCTGAAATTTGTTTACGCGGCCAATATCCCGACGAATATCGCGAAAGGCTTGACGTTAAACAAAACATCAAGCAAGAAGTAGTGGTTGATTTCAACAAAGAAATAGCAGATTTAATACGGGCGTTAAAGCAGTAACCATCAACGAACGAACGGGGTAGCTCCCCTGCCGGTACTCCATTACCGGCTAGTTCACCAATTACTATGGAGAGTATCAATGAAGAAGTGCACTAAATGTGGCATTGAAAAGCCACAATCTGAGTTTTACAAAGACAAAAGTAGACCATCAGGAAAAAGATCCTCTTGCAAAGATTGCGATAAATTAAAATCACATCTTTGGAGAAAAGCCGATCCACATAAAACTCGAGAATGCTGGCGAGCCTCAAAATTAAAGAAAAAATATAATATTACAAATCAGCAATACGAGGACATGAAAATTGAGCAAAATGACTGTTGCGCAATTTGCAATGTTGTTTTGGGTTTTGGTCATTTAAGTGCCATAGATCACTGCCACAAAACCGGTAAAGTTCGAGGGCTTCTTTGTAGAAATTGCAATCTTTTATTGGGCAATGCCAAAGACAATATAGATATTTTAAAATCCGCCCAAATATATCTTAAAAAATATAATCAAAAAACTCAGTAAAAATAGCTCAAAATTTGCATTAGTAGTAATAGACTAAACTGAATTGAAAGGCTAACCAGTGACCGCACACGCTCTTTTAAGCGCCTCAGGATCTAAGCGATGGCTAACATGTACGCCAAGCGCCAGACTAGAGGCAACACTCCCCGAACCAAAGAAAAATTCAGATGCGTTTGATTTTAGCCAGGAGGGCACCACTGCCCACACACTAGCTGAGATAAAG